AAGTAAACTACCTGATACTGATCCTGTTACTACAAAACTACCTGTGTCAGTAACTAAGTCAATACCGAAGGTTGAATCATCACCTTTTTCAAAGATAAGAGTACTTCCTGATAGAGATGCAGAGACTACAAAGCTGCCTGAGTCTGTTTCTGGTAATACTAACTCAAATGTTGATAAATCGTTCTTCTCAAAAGTAAGAGTACTTCCTGATAGAGAAGCTGAGATCAAGAAACTTCCACTTGGAATAGGTGCGCTAGTTGCAGCAGAGGCGTAATCAATATCAACCTCATACAGTTCATTTACTACTGCTGGTATCTCATCTCCATAAACATTTCTTACTTCAAATGTAAATGTAGAATATCCAGGAGTAACATCTGTTACCTCTTTAGCAAAATAATCACCAGTAGTGTAGTTGAAGAATCTCAATAAAGATCCTGTTGCTACTCTGTAATAGTAATCTCCTTTGTTTATGTATCTGTAATCAACATTGTTGATAGAGATTTCAGTAGCATCATAAATAGAATCTGCATTGATACCAAATCCTCTCAATGAAGCATCTGCTCCATCTGTTCTTTCTAACCTGTAAGTACCATCTGGTGTTCCTTGTCCTGTTAGAGTAACATTGAAAGAAGAACCATCACCCTTTTCAAAGTTTAGAGTACTTCCTGCTAAACTTGCAGTTACTATTAGACTACCTGTATCACTAGTTCCTGATGGTAGTACTAAATCAAAAGAAGTACCATCTCCTTTCTCCAAGGTCAGTAAACTACCTGAAATACTTCCTGTGATAAGGAAACTACCTGTGTCTGAAATAGTAGAAGAAGGTAACTGAATGTCAAAAGAAGAACCGTCACCCTTTTCAAAGTTTAGTACACTTCCTGAAATACTTCCTGTTACTACAAAACTTCCACTGTCTGATACACTACCTGTTGGTATCTCTAAATCAAATGTAGATCCATCTCCTTTTGTGAAAGTAAATACATTACCAGAAACACTTCCAGTAACCATAAAACTTCCAGTGTCAGAAGAACTACCAGTTAAAGGTGATAGGTCAAGGATTGTGTCTTCATCCTTTCCGTTTGTAAGTATGAGACTGTTACCTGCAAATATTGCTTCTACAAACCCTGATCCTGTTAGAGATGCAAGTGAGAGATTATCTGTACTATTATCACCATAGGTGATTGATAGAAGATTACTACTTGTATCAAAAGAAGCACTGACAACAAATGATCCTGTATCTATTGATGAAGATACTGATCCTGTTGCTAATGTGTAAACTACTGAACTACCATCTCCTTGTATAAAAGTCAACTGTGAGGTAGAGGAATCGTAACTACTGGATACAAGGAAACTTCCTGTATCACTGGATAGTATATATGATCCAGTATCTTGTGTTATGTCTATCTGTAACTCTAAAGGTGATCCAGATACAGGGTGTAAGTAAATAGTACTTCCTGATACTGATCCAGATACAATAAATGATCCAGATTCAACAAATGCACTCTCTATCTGAGTCTCTACTACTTTAGATACTCCTCCTAATCCTATTACTGCGTACCCTGTGGTAGCACCTGCGAAGACTAAGTCAATATTATTGTTATCTACTACTGTTGTAGTAGTTGGAGTTACAACATCATATCCTGATCCATTCTCTTCATAAATCTGAATAAGAACATCCTTAGAGTCTAAACTATGTGAAATAGAAAAGTTTGTAGATCCTGTGAATGGGAATCTTTGATTTGGGAATAAGTTAATTGGTAACTCATGTGAGTAGGTACTTCCATCTCCTTTTTCAAAGGTGAGAGTACTTCCACTCAAAGAGGAAGATATAAGGAAAGTTCCAGATCCTGAAGTATCTAATACTACCTGTCCTACTGATGCACTGAGTGCTAAAAAGTTAGCATCTAACTCCTGGTGAGTTAGTGGTGCACCTTTTTCACTTCTTAATGTTAAGTTGATTGCCATTCTACCTTCAGGTTTTTAATAAATAGTCCTACTATCTTTAGACTCCTACAGTTCATCTACTCTTCTTTCTATCTCTAATCCAAAACTAACCTGTGCAGTAGAGTATGCCTTTTTAGAATGTGCAATACTCTGGTTGATAGTCTCTGGAATAATGTATCCATTCATCTCTAGACTGAAGGTGGTTTTTACAGATCTATCCTGACCTGTGTTTAGTTCTACTGAAGTTGCAAAGGAATCTATCTTAGATCTAAACTGAAACTTAGAAGGATCTCCCCAGTAACTATCTGCAGCAAAGTTTACACCCTCTACAATCTTATTCATTTGTTCTACATAATCAGTCCAGATAATACATTCATACTGAACTGTTACATAATCAGGCATGACTACTACAGCATATTCCTTTACAGGTTTTCTGTTGTTTAGTCTTGCGAATCTGTCATAAATATTCTTTCTTGAGTAACCCTGTTCAAATAACTGTACATTACTTGCATTGTTACCATCTAACTTATTAGTTAGACTTCTGTTCTTTTCAAATCCAGTTCTCCTAAACATAATTAAAGGTACCTGAATCTTTCCTTCTTTATCTCTGTAATATCCGTCAGCCTGTACAGATTTCCATCTCTCTGGTGATCCATAGATAATAGGTACATTTAGTTTACTACCATTCTGTACCACTGAAGGTCTTATTACATTATTAAAATAGTAAGCTATTGAAGTATCTATGTCAGTTAGACCTACAGAAAAAGGTTTACTGTCTCCTGTTAGGGAAGTATCATGACCCCTGTTCTTTTGAGTAGAAGGAGTACCTAACTCCTTTTGTACTGCTTGAGCTGGAGTTTGTGGTGTAGGCTTTTTTGTTGACATTACTTTTTGTACTTTCTATTGAAGTGAGTTCTGTAACCTCTCTTGAAAGAGGCAAACTCTTCAAACAACTCTTCTAATCTTGAATCTTCAGGAAACTCTCTGATAGCTTTCTTGAAGTCTTGATAAGCTGTTTCAATAGACTTATTTACTCCAGATAAAGGAGTGTACTCAACCTTCCAGGACATCTGACCTGTTTCATCATCAGTGTCATAATGTTTGGTTTTGAAATCTGGGTTACTGTTATCCCATTCTTCTTCTCTTATGATGTCTGCTAGTTTCATAATCTCTGTTTAGATAATCCTACTCTGTCTGCTCTTGTCATGTGAGTCTTACATAAGAAAGAAACACTTGTTCCAAACTTATCATTTCTCTCTTCTAACTGATAGTTGTTGTCTCTACCTAAGAAGAACTGATTCTCAATAACAGTGTCTACTTCATAGAAGTTGTTATGCCATTCAATAATATCTCCAACTTCAGGAACCACATCAGCTTTTACCATATGGTCTCTCAAGAAGTTGTAATCTACTAACTTAGAGTAATCTGAGCCGAACTCACTATCCTCTGTAGATCCTTGTTGAGTTTCTATTCTACAGTTCAACTTTACTGCTGGTAGATAAATCTTATCAGTTGCCTCTCCATAAAGATTGGCTGATGTATCTCCTAAAGATATCTTATGATACAGGATCTCCTGTTCCATAACATCTCCTAAGAGTTCAGTATTTATCCTACTGAATAAGTTAAAATCTCTTCTACTGCCGAATAAACTCATATCTCTTTTCCTTCAATATGCCTTTCAGAGTATTTGAAAGTTGTAATATCAGGTATCTGTTTCAAGGCTGCATCTCTAACCATATCAAAGGTTTCTTTAGCAGACTTAGTTGTTATCACTTTTATCAAAATCAAACCCTGTGGTCTGGAATCTGATTTATCACTCTTATTGTTTGCTACATCAACATAAGGTAGTGCTCTTACTATCTTTAGTAGATTAGAGATCTTAGCATCTTCCTTGTACTTGATGAAGAATAAAGTTTCATATTGTGTGAAATCTGCCATTACCCTACATAAATGGTTAGTGGGATTCCATTCACAATCTCTTGTGTACTTCTAGCTTCTCCAGCTTTTCTCTCTAACTGTGCTGTTCTGGAGGATTGTTCTAACATCTCTCTCAACTGTAATAATAGTCTCTCTTGCTCTGTTCTAGCATCTGCTAAAAGGTCTGCTTGATTCAAAGTAGCTTCTGCTCCAGGGATTGGAATAGTAGTGTACTTTCCTCTTACATATCCTAATAGCTCTTTTGCTAATGCTAAAGTGTAGTTGTAAATCCAATGTCTACCTACAGAGTTGATGTCTGCATAAACAGGATTCTCATAAGGTACCTCTCCTACATTAGTAATAAGACCATCTCCATCTACAAATCCTGCATTAGCTTTCTCTACATCTTTGTAGTATTCAAAGAACATCTTTCCTCGTGTCTTTGGAATAGGGAAGATCTTCAACCTATTATTTATTAGTTCAAAAGAATAAGCAGATCTTCTGATCTGATCATTGAACTCAATAGCTTGAATCTTTAGAGCATCAAAAGATGCTGGCATCAATAAGAAGTTTACACCTGGTGAATATGATCCAAAGTCAAATGCATCCATCAAAGACTGAACACCTGTTCCTGTTCCTGCGTAAGGATCAAAGTACCTTAAGATAGCAGGAGGTGATTCATAAAAGACTTTTCTTACTTCAATACTTCCTGTAATACCCTGTTCTAATGCCCAGGCATCTAAGTCATACTCCTGTTGATCTACAGCAACATCAAAAGCTCCTGTGTACTTGGTTACCTTACCTCCTACTTCTGCTTCTGTACCATACTGATCTGTAATACTAATGATTCTATCTAAAGAAGAGTTTATTAACTTGTTGTTAGCTGTTCCTTCTGAAGAAGCTCCTTCCATGGAGATAAAGTTCTCTCTAATCTTGTATTGGAAGATCTCATTACCATAAATGGTTACTGCTTCTTCAAAACAAGCATAATAAGAGTTAGCATTCAACTCTACATCTAACTGTAAATATCCTAACCTTGTTGCACAGTATCTTATGACTTTATCAGCATCTTCCTGAAAGTCTAAGTCATTGTCATAAAATGCAAATGGAGTGTCTCCAGGAGAGAATGATTGTGACCCTTCCCAAATAACAATATCAGACATAGTAATAGTTTGTTAATAAATAGATTACAAGAACTAATCCCTGAAGGTTTGATAAACTTCTAAAATAGGAGTAACTATCTCGTGTCTGTGGTTCCTCTCTAAGGTAAATATCTTGAACCCTGGTACTGCTTCTTCTATTCTTGATAAGAAAGAGAATCCAGTATCAGATCTCTTCTTTAGATCTATCTGTGCAATGTCTCCACATACCACAACTCTACTTTCTTTTCCTAATCTTCCAAGTACAGCTTCCATCTGACTGTGAGTGACATTCTGTGCTTCATCAACAATAACAAAACTCTTTACAAAAGTTCTACCTCTCATAAAAGCAAATGGTACAATCTCAATATTACCTGACTCTATCTCTTTGTCAATCTTTTCTTTATTGTACAATGCATAGAGATTGTGATAGATAGGAGCTAACCAAGGATCCATCTTCTCTCTAATATCTCCTGGTAGGAAGCCAATATCTTCTTTAGATACTGTTGGACGCGTAATAATAACCCTCTCTACTTCCTTTCTGAATAAAAGGTCTAATGCTACCTGGGTTGCTACTAAAGTTTTTCCTGAACCTGCCATACCCTTCAAAATAGTAACTGGGTTATCTAAGATGATGGATTTTGCTTCTTTCTGTTCATCATTGAGTTGCAATTGAAACTTGATAGGACCTTTTGGTTTCCTCTTTGCCTTGAAGACTGCGTCTTCGTGGTGGGCGTTCTTTGCCATAACATAATAACTTTATTGTTCTAATATAAATAGAAAGATAGACAAAAGAAAAGGGGACCGAAGTCCCCTAATCTAAAAATGTTATCTAAAGTATATCTTAGATAGTAGAGAGACCAGCTACTTTGATCTTACCATAAAATTCTGGTCTGATCATTTTCTTAGCGTATCTCGTCATGAGGCCCTTTCTCGGAGTAAATGTG